TTCTATTTTCGAAAAAATTGTGCTGACAAGTCACCCCGCCATGTCGCCATGTGTCGATTCCTCCCGTACGAATGCCCACATATAGTGAGCAGGGTTTAACGTTATTCGCGCTCCATCCGTCATTTTGGGGGCGATTAACGTTAAACCATAACGATATCGAGCGAAATTTTAACGTTAAGGAGGAGGAGGGCGTGATCTTTGGCAAAGCCGCTGAAAATCGTCCAGCTCAATCTGCAGGCGGTTGTCGCTGCCGGGATCAACGCCGGGAAGAATCCGCAGCAGATCGCTGAAGACTGTTCGGCGGCCGCCAACCAGAAAATCAGTCACATGGCGGTGGTCCGATACCTGGAGGCGACAGGCGGAAAGGCCGGCGCGATCCGCGCGGCCAAGGAGGCCGAAAAACATCGGTTGGCGTTCGATCCAAAGCGACCGAAGCGACCGGCGTCGCTCGAGGTTCGCCGCGAGCAGTCGCACAAGGTCGCCCGGATCCTCGATCGCGACATCGACCTTATCGAGCTGCAGTATCAGACGACGCAGACGCTTGCCGGCCGGTTCGACTGGATCCTCGATTTGCCGGACATTGTCGAGGCGCGGTTCCAGCAGCTCGCCGACGAGCTGCGAGACGGTGGTGTGGATCTGGATTATACGGCGATGTCGCAGTGGGCTGCCGGATTCGCCGAAGACATCCGGCGCAATGTCTCAACGCTCGCCACGCTGAACCGCGAGCTTCGCGAGAACAGCAAATTTATTGCAGAGCTAAGGGAAAAAGCGTTTGAGTTTAACCTGATACAGGAATACCTGTTCCTGTTCCTCGACGCGTTCCGCCGCGCCGAGGCCGAGATCCACGGATCAAGCGCGGCGTTCGAGTGGGCCGAGCAGCACATCGCCGCGAATCCGCGCATGCAGCGGATAGTCGAGCAGCAGCGCGAGCTGCGCGGTTATGCCGAGGGGTGAGGCGACATGTTGCTTGCGAAGATCCACGAGCGCATCAAGGAGTCGGTGCAAGTCAAGTACCGGCCGGTGTGGACCCCGGAGCCGCGCCGGTACATCGAGGACCGAATATACATTCGTACCAAGGACAAGCGCGTCACCCTGCTGCGGTTCAATCCGATCCAGGACGCATACTGGCGCGCGAAGACGAAACGCGACATCATCCTCAAGGCTCGCCAGCTCGGGTTCTCGACCCTGACGCTGGCGCGTTTCTTTGAGCGAGCAGTCAACGAGGAAAACATCACGGTTGCGATCGTGGCGCACGATTCGGAGAGCACGCAGAAACTCTTTCAGGCCGTCCAGCTCATGTATGAGCGGCTCCCGGAGGCGAAGAAAGAGCAGCTCAACAACGGGAAGAACCGGCCGAAGTACGGTAACCGCAAGGAATATTATTTCGTCGGAACCAATTCGCGCATCATCGTCGGCACGGCCGGGTCGAAGACCTTCGGCCGCAGTATGACGATCAACTACCTGCTCTGCTCCGAGGTGGCGTTTTGGCCGAACCCAGAGGAGATCATGACCGGGCTCCTGCAAGCCGTACCGCCGGACGGCGAGGTCGTGATCGAGTCCACGGCCAACGGCGTCGGGAACTACTTTCATCAGACGTACGACGAGGCTGTGCGCGGGCTGAACAACTGGACACCGCACTTTTTCGGCTGGCACCAGCACCCGGAGTACCGCCTGCCGCTCGCGCCGGGGGAAGTACTGGAATACGACGAAACCGAGTTGGAGCTCATCGAGAAGTATCAGCTGACGCCCGAGCAAATCAAGTGGCGCCGCTGGAAGATCAGCGAGATGCCGTCCAGACCGGACATGAGCAAAGAGGATGCATTTAAGCAGGAGTATCCGGCGAACGCGCTCGAGGCGTTCATTCTTTCCGGCACACCGGTGTTCGACACGCGGATGGTCATGGCGCGAATCGAGCTGCTGGAAGCGCGGTACAAGGAGCAGCCGCCGCTCCGCGGGAACTTTACGTTCGATTACGTTGGCGAGAAGATCGTCGATTCGTCGATCCGGTTCGTTCCGGATCCGAACGGCTACGTCACCATTTACCGAGCGCCGGAGCCGCGCCGGCCGTACGTGCTCGGCGGCGACACGGCCGAGGGCGGCAAGGACTATTCCGGCAGCCATGTGCTGGACAACATCACCGGCGAGCAAGTGGCGGTGTGGCACGGGCACATCGACACGGATCTGTATGCCAAGCAAATGTACTGCCTGGGTAAATTCTACAACTACGCGCTGGCCGCGATCGAAATCAACTTTGACCTGCACCCGGTCAAGGAGCTCGAGCGGCTCGGTTACTGGAACCAGTACCGGCGCGAGGTACTGGACAACTACAACGAGCCCGAGCAGCAAAAACACGGGTTCCGGACGACGTCGGTCACGCGGCCGGTCATCATTGCCGATCTGGTCGAGATTGTCCGCGAGCACATCGAGCTGATCAACGACATCGAGACATTGCGCGAAATGCTGACGTTCGTCCGGACCGAGAGCGGCAAGCCGGAGGCGCTTCCGGGCAAACACGACGACTTGATCATGGCGCTGGCGATCGCGCACCATGCTCGAGGTCAGCAGTCCATGCAGCTCGTACCGGATGACTATTACGAACCGGAATACGAATCCGCATTCGGAAGGGCGGGATACTGATGCCGCAGCGCACCGTGCGAATACGATACTCGGACGATGACCTGATCGGCGTCATGGTCTACGTCACCTGCCCGAGCTGCGGATCAAGGGAATTCGTGACGACACACAATGCTGATGTTCACGCTATCCGTGAATGCTCGGTCTGCGGCCGCCCGCTGCTCGTGATTTCGGGCTCCGGTCATATGTACTATGTCGGCCGCCCGGTGCTGGAAAGGAGGGTTGTCCGTGGCGAGCTTTAAGCAGCGCCAGAAGAACCTGCAGAAATACATTGATCGCATCCAATACGCCGAGCAAAAACGGGATTCGTTTTGGCGCGATCAGTGGCTCAAGGACTACAAGCGATACCGCAACTACGTCGACCAGCTCAGAGATCCCAAGACCGGCAAGCCGGTCAAGCCGCGCGGCTCCACGCTTTCGATCCCGTACAGTTTCACGATGGTCGAGACGGTCCTCCCCCGTCTCGTCGAAACGTTGTTTGCGGCGCGTCCATACGTCACGCTCAAGGGCCTGCCGCCGGGCCGCGGTCGGCTGACCAGTTCGCCGGACGAACTGCGCGAGATGATCGCCGCCGGGCACCGTCCATGGGAAGACGCGGCGAAGAAAATGGAGATCCTGATCGACTATCAGCACAACGTACCGATGGACATTCAGGACATTTTCGCCGAGGGGCTCAAGATGCTCTGCATCTACGGCACGGCGGTCGCGTACACGACATGGAAGTACCGCGAGCGAACAGTCACTCGCAAGGAGCTGCAGCCGGTGCTGACGGACGAGGTGGACCCGGAAACCGGCGATAAGATCCCGCTACTGGACGACGACAACAATCCGATCATGGATTGGCAGACCGTTGAGGTGGTCGAGAAGGTATATGACGATCCTGAGGTGCAGTTTATCGACCTCGGGCTCTTTTACGTCGACCCGAACGCGAAGGATATCGACGACGCGCGGTACTGCGGTCATGACTGTTTTGTGTCGAAGGCCGAGCTCAAGGAGATGGAGCGCCAAGGGATCATCCGCGTTGACTGGCGACAGCTGGAGAAGGACAGCGGCCGGGTCAACGAGGCGCGGAACTACAGGATGACGGCTGTCGGGCTGCCGAGCGTGACGGATCAGGAGAATCTGAACCAGAACGACGACGATCTGTACCAGCTCACCTACTATTGGGAAGACGACCTGCGCGTGCTGATCCTGAATCGCTGTCAGATCGTGGCCGAGGGTCCGAACCCGTACTGGCACGGCAAGAAGCCGTATGACAAGGACGTGTATTGCGAGATTCCAGGCGAGTTCTACGGGCGCGGCATCATGTCCATTACCGAGGACCTTCAGGACGAGCTCAACGTCGAGCGTAACCAGCGGATCGATTACCGCGCTTTGTCGATGCGGCGGATGTGGAAGGCTCGCCGATCTGCCAACATCAAACGCGAGGAACTCGTCTGGCGACAAGATGGCGTTGTTCACGTGGACAGCAAAGACGATCTCGAGCCGCTCCCGGCCCCGGATGGCGCGCTGGCGGGATCGTTCAACCAAGAGGCGACGATCAAGCAGGACATTCGCGACGCGATCGGCGCGCACGACATCGTGATGGGTACCGGATCGGGTGGAACGGCGACCGAGGTCATGGCGCGCGACAACAACGCCGCCATCCGGTTCCGCATGTTGATTTCGAGCATCGAGAAACGGTTGTTGTTGGGCGTCACGAGGAAAATGATCCAGATGAACCAGCAGTTCATCGACGACATCCGCCTGATCCCGCTGTTCGACCAGAACACCGAGAACTGGCCGATCATTACGCCGGAAGAGATCCAGGGCGAGTTCCACCTGATACCGGCCGGCTCGTCGGTCGAACCGATGGCGAACAAAGAGGCGTTCAAACAGCGGCTGGTCGAGCTGTACAACCTCGTATCGCGCGATCCGTTCTTCGTCCAGTTCCCGGGAAAACGTCGCAACCTGCTGAAGAAGGTGTTGGAGGCGTTCGACTTCACCGATACCGACGACATCCTGCCGACCGACGAGGAACTGGCGGGCATGGTGCAGCAGCAGGCCGTGCAGGAATGGATCGCCACGCTGCCGCCTGATGCGCAGCAAATCCTCGCCGCTCTGTTGCCGGCGGCGCCGGAGCCGGCCGGCCAGCAGCCCGCCGCTCCGCCTCCTGCTTCACTGTTCCCGGTCGGTGGCGCGGCGAACACGGCGTCGATGCAGGAAATGGGCCTGCAAATGATGCAGGGAGGTGTGCCGGGTGGACAAGCGTGAGCTGGCCGAGGCGCTTCGACACATGTGCGAGACGACCGGGTGGCAGTTCGTCGAGCAGCACATTCGCGAGCGCGCGGCGGACAGCCGGCAGCGTCTCATGGACTGCGCCACCTGGGAGAAGGTCCACGAGCACCGCGGCGAAGTGACCGCGCTGGAAGGACTTCTCGCGTTCGTCCAGCGCGGCGTTGAAGGGGGTGAGGACGAGGATGACACCTGAGCAAATCGCAAGGATCTGCCACGAAGTCAACCGCGCGTATTGCCAAAGCATCGGCGACGATTCGCAGCCGAAATGGGATGATGCGCCGGATTGGCAGCGGGAAAGCGCGATCAACGGCGTTCTTTTCCATTTGGAGAACGACGTAACGCCGGAGCAGTCGCATGAGAACTGGATGCGGGAGAAGGTGGCGGCCGGGTGGACTTACGGCCCGGTCAAGGACCCGGAGAAGAAGCAGCATCCCTGCATGGTTCCGTACCATGAGCTGCCGCTCGAGCAGCGGACGAAGGACTACCTGTTCAAAGCAGTCGTCGACTGCTTCAAATGACGCGGGCGCGATGAGACTTCGCGCCCGCACAAAATCACGGTGGAATGGCCCCTCAGGGCCTTTTTCTATTCCACGAAAGGAGCATCTCCCATGAGCATTTTCGGCGATGAAACGATAACCCCGCCGTCAGCCTCCCCGGAAGCCGGACAAGAGGCTGTTGGGGCCGTTGATCCCGAGCAAAGCAATCCCGACTTCGACGATCCTGAGGAACAACAAGACGAGCGACAAGCGGATCCGGATGAAGACGAGGGCGAAGAAGAACCGGAGGACGATCCGTCCCCGGATGGAACCGGACAAGATGGAAATTTGATCCTCGGTAAGTTCAAGAGTGTCGACGATCTGGCGAAGGCGTACCTGAACCTGCAGCGGCAGTTCACGCAGGAACGCCAGCGGCAGACCCAGAACCCGCAACCTCAGCCCCCGGCCCAGCAGCAGACTGGACAACCGGATCTGAACAAGGTGTTCTGGGACCGGTTCAAAGTCGACCCGATCGGCGCGATCCAGGCGGTCGCGCTCTATGTCGCCCAACAGCAAACGGCGCCGATCCTTGAGCGTCAAGTGACGGCGACCGTATCGCAGAACCTCGCTGCGGTGGCACGGGAATACCGACAACTCCAGACGCAGGAAGGCATGAAGCAGCTCTACGAGCGCGTCGCCGAGATTGCGGAGGAGCTCGGCAACCCGCAGCTTGCCCAGCAGCCAACGTTGCGCGTGCTGCGCATGGCGGCCTCCGAGCTGTGGGGCGACACCAAGGCGCAAGTCTACCAGAAGGCCAAGCAGGCCGGCCGCGCGGAAGCCGAGCGCACGCGGCAGGCCAAACAGGGCCTCGGTGTCCAGGGCGTCGCCGCAAAGCGGCAGCCCGACACACCCAAGACGCCCGAACAGGAGATAATGGATGGACTCCTCTCTGCCGCGCAAGACGGCGGCCTGTTCGGGTGAATCCACGAACAGGAGAGTGAAAACCAATGGCTGTCGTAACGGGTGTACGCGACACACGAAACATCACCCAAAACAAAATCGTCGTGGACATGAGCGAGAAAATCGCGCTCCTGCAGCCGAACGCGGAGCCGTTCCTCGCGTTTCTCAAGATCGCGAAGCGGAACACGGAACCGACGCACAACCCCAAGTTCGAATGGATGGAGGATGACCTCCTGCCGCGCTGGGATGCGATCAACAACGGCGGCGGCTATCCGAGCAACGCCACGAGCATCGTCGTCGACAACGCGAACTACTTCACGAAGAACGACATCGTGAAGGTGCCGCGCACCGGCGAAGTCATGCTCGTGACGAACGTCGATGTCGCAACGAACACGCTGACGGTTGTCCGCGGTTATGGCGTCACGACCGCGGCGGCGCTGAACGACGACGATCCGCTCGTCATCATCGGCAACGTCAACGAAGAAGGTTCCGGGACGCGCGAGATCAAGTCGACGCTGGAAGTGCCGAAGTACAACTATACCCAGATCTTCAAGACGCCGTTCGCTGTCACGAACACCGAGAAGGCCACGAAGATGTACGGCGGAAAGGACATCAATTACCAGCGGATGAAGGCCAGTATCCAGCACAGGGTGGACATGGCCCGCGCCTTTGTGTTCGGCGAGCGCAAGGAAGATCTGTCCGGTCCCCATCCGAAACGCGCTACGGGCGGGCTGCTTTCCTTCCTCACCGAGAACAATTACGACGCCGGCGGCCAGCTCACGCAGACGGAGTTCGACAATAACATCAGCGAGGTCGTGTTCAAGTACGGATCGAAAAGGAAGATCCTCCTGGCTTCGGCGCGGTTGCTCTCAATCATCAACTCCTGGGCGTTGGGCAAGCTGATGATCGACGAGGAGGCCAAGAAGTACGGGCTCGCGATTTTCCGGTACATCACGCCTTTCGGCGAGTACGCGATCATGAACTACCAGCATATCCTCGAGGGCGCGGTGTACGGCGGATATGGGATCGTGATCGATCCGGAGAACGTGAAATACCGTCCGTTGGCCGGCCGCGACACGAAGCTGGAAACGAACATTCAGGCAAACGACGAGGACCAAACGAAGGAGCAGTACATCACGGAAGCCGGCCTCGAAGTGCGCCTGCCGAAGACGCATGCCGTGATCACCGGCGTGACGAGCGCGGCGTGACGGTCAGAACGGAAAGGAGTCATGGATCATGGCGAAGTTCCAGAGCAGATGCCCGAATCAGGTTCTCTGCATCAAGCCGGCGCGGAACACCGTTGTCGACGGCATCGTTGTCCCGGTCCCGGGCGAGCATATCCGTTTCGAGAACGGATTCTGCGAGCTCGATGACAAGGCGGACAAAGACAAGATCGAATACCTGCGCCGGCACCGGCTGTTCGGGACGGCGATCGTCGAGATCAAGAAGCAGGATACGCAGCCGGTTTAGCGCCACAAGGCAGGACGCAAGGGGTGGGACGCCCTCTCGTCCTGCCTTTTCTCATTTATGGGGGTGGTCATCGTGACGCTGGACGAAATGCTCCAGCAATGCGCCACGGATCTCGACGAGACCCTGACCAAATCGGCCAACGGCACGTACGAGGGTGAGGCGCTCGCGCTGGCACAGAAAATCATGGCCGGGATCAACTACGCCTACCACAAGATCGCGCGTGAGAAGCACGTCCTGACGCGCCGGGAGGCGATCACGCTGGACGAGAGGCGATCGTTCGACTTCGTAGCGTTTCCGGATCTGATCAAGCTGTTCAACGTCTATGACAAGCACGGTTTCCCGGTGTACTGGATCATCCGCAACCAGACGATCGGGTATTTCCCGGACAGCTGCGCGGGCGACGAGCTGATGGCCGAAATCTCATATTTGCCGCCCCGCCTGACGCTGTACGACCTGAACGCCTCCCCCCTGTTCCCGGAGACGCGCGTCGATCACATGGTCCTGTGCTACTACGCCAACTTCTACGTCCTCAGTCTTGAGCCGGACAACGAGACGCGGGAGAAGGCGGCGACATTCCTCGGGCTGTTCAATGACGGGTACGCGAATATCCGTCAGAACATTTCCGAGCACCTGATCTTCCGGGTGGAGTGATAGATGATGGCGATCATCATTAATCGGCCGCCTCGGATGCCGGAACCGGCAGAACTGAAGCTCGGCGTCGGCTCGAACATCTTGCTCGATGGCGGCATCAACCTGCGCAACGATCCGACACAGATCCAGGACAACCAGTCGCCATTTATGCAGAACATGCTGCCCTACGACAACGGCTCGATCCTCGGAAAGCGTCCGGGGCAGCGGTACGTCTATTCGACTTCGCTCGGCTCCGGGGGGATCAACGGCGCGTACGAGCGGTTATGGTCCGGGGAGAAAGTCTTCGCCTGGGGGACGGCGATCTATCGGCAGGACGGCAGCAGCGCGCCGGTAGCGATCATGTCGGGTTTGTCCAACCGGAAGGGGAAGTTCTATCCATTCAACGGGAAGCTGTACTACATCAACGGCGCCGACTTTGTCGAGATCGACGAATCGTTCATCGCGTCCGCCGTGACGCCGTACGTGCCGACGCTGCTCATTTCGACTCCGCCGGACGGCGGCGGCACGCCTTACGAGCAGGCTAATCTCCTTACACCTCGATTCAAGATCAGCTTCAGCTCGGACGGATCGGCAACAAAGTATTACCTCCCGTTCACCGGGCTCGATCCGGATCCGGTCACAATCGAAGTAAATGGCGACCCGAAAACCGAGGGTGTTCATTTCACTGTGGACCGATCGGCAACGCCTTACGCATACGTGGACTTCGCTGGAGGATCGTCGCCGCTCGGCCCCATCCCGGCCGGCGCGCCGAACAATGTCATTGTGACCGCGGCGAAGACGGTCCCCGGCAACGCGGAGAAGATCAAGTATTGCCGCTATCTGATCGATTACGGCGGCGAAAACGACACACGGCTCTTCGCTTGGGGAAACCCGAACTACCCGAATCGGGTGTTCCGCAGCGGGCTTCTGGACGCCTCGTACTGGCCGGAGAACGAGTTCTCGGACGTGGGGTCAAGCTCGGAAGCCGTCGTCGCATGTGCGAAGCATTACGACAAGCTGGTGTACCTGAAGGAGCGCAGCCTGTACTTCACCGTGTACACCAACCCGGTGACGCAGGGGTTCTGGGGCGCGACACAGATTGGCGCGTCCTTCCCGCTCTATCCGATCAACGCAGCCGTTGGCTGCGATATGCCGGGTACCGTGCAGATCATCGACAACAACGTGGTTTTCTTCAACAGCCGGACAGGTGGGCACATCCTCGTCTCTACCCAGATCAAAGATGAACGCAATGTCTTCCCCATCACCGGGAATATTCTGCCAGCGCTGCTCGCCCACAGCCCGGCGGAGCTGGCTGCTGCGTCGAGCGTGGACCACGACGGGCGGTATTGGCTCTGTGTCGGAAATTCTGCATACGTCTGGGATTACCGGATCTCGCCGTATGTGACCACGGGCGATGTCTCAACGGACGAAGCGCGTCTGAGCTGGTTTCCGATGACCGGGATCAACGCGGCCTGCTGGATCCAGGACGGTCCGGATCTGTATTACGGCGCCCGGGATGCCGGTCGGCTCGTCGAGTTCCACAACAACTACAACGACTTCGGCAGTCCGATAGACGCCGTATGGCGATCGAAGCGCTGGAACTTCAACTTGCCTCACTGGCTCAAGACGATCAAGAAGGCGTGGTTCACGGCGAAAGCCGGCGGCTATTCGAAGTACACGATCCGGTACATCAGCGAAAACGGTGAGACGGTCGCGGTGGAAGAAGTGAACGTGAACTCGTTCCGCTGGAACACCGCCGCCTGGGACACTTGGACATGGGGCGTCAACGAGTACCCGCCGCCGATACTGATCAAGCCGAAGGCGAAGAAAGTTGTGTACTTCCAGATCGAGTTCCAGAATAACAGGCTGAACGAGATCCTTGCGCTCATGAACATCGTGGTGCCGTTCATGATCGTAAGCAAGGTGAAGTAAAGGGGGATAACGAAGGATGCCGTTTCAATTTAACCCGCCGGACGGGTTCAAAAACAAGACGGCTTTCCCGACAACACCGGCCAGCGAGGATGAGTTCCGTGCGCAAATGTGGGCGCCGTTCGAGCAGGTTCGGGATTACATCAACCAGCATCTTCCGACGCTGGACACGCCGTCGATGGGGTTGTATCGCAACGCCATCATCAACGGCGGATTTGACATATGGCAGCGAGGGACGAGTTTTTCAAATCCTGCTTATAATTCATATTTTGCGGATCGCTGGAAACATAACGGCGACGGCACCCTTGGAACATTAACGGTAACTAGACAGGAATTTACGCCTGGTCAAACCGATGTGCCCGGCAATCCGCGATATTATCTTCGGTACGCGCAAACTGTGGCAGGAACGGGTCAAACATACAGAAATTTTCAGCAATTGATCGAAAATGCAGCGCTATTCGCTGGTCAAACTGTAACGGTGAGCTTTTATGCAAAGGCCGTTTCACCAGTAGTTATAAGCCTGCGTTTCTTCAGGAATTTTGGAACGGGAGGTTCGCCATCTCCTATTGAGGCCGCTTCGAATTATGCGAATTTCGTTCTCACGACAGCATGGCAAAAGTTTACTGCAACCCTGCAAATATCTTCTGTAAGCGGAAAAATGTTCGGGACCAATAAAGATGATTCTCTTATGATGGTTTTTGGATTTCCAATAAATTCCGCTTACACAATCGACATTGCCCAAGTCCAGCTTTGCGCCGGTGACGTGGCGCTGCCCTTCCAACCGCGCAGCTTTGCGGAGGAGTTGATGCTGTGCCAGAGATATTACGAAAAATCATACAACATCGATACTCCGCCCGGGACCGCCACAGATACGGGGTCCATCTACGGGGAGACGGAAAACGGAGCTCCTGAAGCCCCACACTTAGACACTATCAAATTCGGGGTACGGAAGCGTTCCACACCTACGGTCATCATATACGGGACAGGTGGCACACCAAACGCCGTAAACGATGAAACAGCGGATCGGAGTATTGGGGCCGGGAACTTTGCGATGCCCAGTGAGATGGGCTTCCGAATGAACTACACTCTGCAAAACGCAACGAGCGGCCGCCGATGGTTTCATTATATCGCCGACGCCGAACTCTAAGGAGGTACGAAATGGACGGATATAAGCACTACATCCGCACGAACGAAGCCGGGGAGATCATCCACGGCTTTTCTGATGCGTTCGAGGCGCCGCAGGACGGCGACATCCTCGTGCTCGAAAACGGGCCGCGTCATTTTCACGAGGCGTGGCCGGTTCCGCTCACGAACGAGCGCGGGCAGTATCGGTTCAAATTGGTCAACGGCGAAAAGGTCGAACGGTCGCAGGAAGAACTGGACGCCGAATGGGCGCAACGGCCGCCGGAGCCGCCGACGCTGGAGGAGCGCGTAAAGGCCACCGAGGATCTTCTGCTCAACATCCTGTTGGGAGGCGGTTGACGATGTCGGAAGCAGCGAAGAATTTTCTCTCGTCTCTATGGCGCCAATGCCGGATCGGAGAAACGGAAGTGCAACAAGCACACCAGATTGGACGCATCACTCAACAGGAACGAGACGAGATCCTCTCCACGCCGCGTGCGTGCGACTAATGAGGTGATGAAATGGCGATCCTCAACGCGGCTTTACTTGCCGAAGCGATAGCCAAACAGACAACTAAATCGACATCTACTTCGTCGTCGAATACAAAGTCAACAACATCTACGACAACGAAAAGCACCAGCGCACCTGTCGTATCTTCAACTACTGCTTTGGCCGGAACTGCAGCGATGCTTCCCGCCGCTCTGCCCGCCCCCAGCACGACGACAACGGCCTCGACATCGTCAACATCGTCGAGCAAATCTGCTACGGCACCGGTGAGCAGCGCGCCTGCACCGAGCACATCGCTCGACACGGCGGAGATCAAGCGGAAGGCTGAGGCGGGTATCCCGCTGACGAACCCGACACCGGAGG